CATCCCAATACATTACTAATCTAGGAACATATATTGTATGAGTTTCTCTACTAAAAAATCTTACATATCCTGCAACATTGGTATTAGATTCGTCGGCATCTGAAAACTTTAATAAGAAACCATTATTAGCAATTGCATTTCCACCACTTCCAGATTTCCAAAGTAAAACAGCTTCAGTAACATCCATATTAATATCAGTTGGACGATATGAAAATCCTTCTGCTTCTTCTAATCCAGGTTGATAAAAAAATGCTTGATTAAAAAATGATGAATTAAAAACTCCTGAGCCAGATTGGAATAACCAACTTCCACCCTTGCCCGAACCAGTAGCATATAAACTTGTGCCATTTACTTGAATATTACTTCCAGAAATCCATTGATTTCCGGTATATGGATAAAATGACCAACTTGCATATGGCTCTGCCCAATTTGCACCATCTTGTGTTGCAGACGCTGCAGATAAAAATCCTGTTCCATTAATCCATGGCTGTGCAACAATTTTTGCATCGATACTATATTCGGATGGTAAATTTTTTGCATGAGTTGTAAACAATTGCAACATAAATTTACAATCATTTACATTAACTGAATATTTTGATAATACTGCATTGATTTCATTTAAATCAAATTTTACCAATGCTCTAGATTTTAAATAAGTAGATCCGTCCGTATTTAAACGTTTTCCTATTTCTAAAATTTCATCTAAACCAGTATTATAATATTCAGCTGATTCATATAACGTTGCATCTTTTTCTGCATAAAATATTCTGAACATATTATCCTAATTTTTTCACTGTTAATCTAGGTGGTGTACTATTACTAGTAATTGTTGTAATATTTGCATTTGATGGATTAACTAATACTCTATAATATCCTGGTGTAGAAATATATTCAACTAATGTACCAGTTACAGTTTGATCATTAGTACCTTCAACTGATTTGTAATCATTAAATAAAGAAACCAATGTAAATACACCCCCGGTGCTAGCACCAGTTGCTAATTTAATTAAAATATCAACGTCAGCACCTAATCCACTTAAATATATTTGCGTAATAAATTCATAATATCCAGGTTGTTTTATATAAACGGCTGCGGTTGTTAAACCAGCATCAACTAATTCAAAACTAGCTACTGCAGTATTATAATCAGTAACATTATATCTTATGTTATTATCCGCACTATTTGTTAATGAGACGTTGTTAACACTATTTGAAAATCTTGCAACAGGCATTCCAAAATAAGATGACGTCATCGCATGCGATGCAGTAACTGCAAAAGAAGAAGTACCAGATAATGACCCTGTCAATGACCCCGTAATAAAACTAGCCGTTACATGTGTGAACGAAGCGGTTGCAATTGAAATTAAACTTCCTGATATTGAATTCAAATTAGCAAAACTACTAGTAATTGTTGAAAATTGTGCCAATGATCCTGAAATGCTACCAGTAATGCCTAAACTGGCACTAACACTGCCTACTAAACTACCGGTAATATTTCCTTTTAAAGATCCAGTTATCGATACAAAGTCTGCTTCTGTACCAACAATATTACCTGTAACATTACCCGTTAAATTACCTACAACGGCTGTAACAGAAATATTTGGAACTGCTAATGTATTCGTATTTGGATTATAAGCAAATCCTACGTCTGACTTAATTGGATTCACACCAGTATTATCAGCAAATAATACAAGTCGACTTGCATTGGTACTATCTCCACCTAAAATCAATGCATTCACTGAAGTTGTTGCATATGATGATGTACCTTCTAATGATCCGGACATTGATCCTGTAAATGAACCGGTAAATAATCCATTAATTGTTAATGTATTATTCGGAGTCGATAATGAACTACTAAATGATTGTAATCCGGTAATTCTAGTACTAAATGAAGCTGAATCAATTGGATAATTAACTGTATTCAATGCCAAGCTTGCACTAAATGATGCAGAGTCTAATAAGTATGAAGTATAATTTGCAGCAATACTAGCGCTATTCGTAGTAATTCTAGATGCAAATGATGCCGATGATAATACATATGAACTACTTATCGTTGCAATGCTAGAACTAAACGAGGCTGAATTTAATAAGTATGTATTATAATTATTTACAATGCTCGAACTAAATGAAGCTGAATCTAATAAGTATGATGTTTGATTTGCAACTATACTAGATGAAAATGAAGCTGAATTTAATAAGTATGTATTGTAATTATTTGCAATGCTTGAGCTAAATGAAGCTGAATTTAATAAATACGTATTGTAATTATTTGCAATGCTTGAGCTAAACGATGCCGAATCTAATAAGTATGATGTTTGATTTGCAGCAATGCTTGAACTAAATGAAGCAGAATTGAGTAAATAATTATTTTGATTTGTAACAATACTAGAACTAAATGAAGCAGAATCTAATAAGTATGAAGTTCGATTTGCTGCAATGCTTGAACTAAATGATGCTGAATTTAATAGGTATGTATTATAGTTAGTTGCAATGCTTGAACTAAATGATGCTGAATCAAGTAAATAGTTATTTTGATTTGCCGCAATGCTTGAACTAAATGAAGCGGTTGATGTATATAAACTACCAGTCCAACTATTAAACGAAGCTGTTTGTAAAAATTCAGGTGTTACTGAAATTGTTAATGTTTTTGTTCCTGGATTAGTTGATAAGGCAATATCATTTCCTGCAGTTATTGTAATAGTATCTGTAGCATTATTTGCAACGATACTACTTTGTCCAGTAACTGCAAATGTTGTAAATGAACTTCCAGAATAAACTCCAGAACCAGATACATTTCCATATAATGCAGCCGATGCTGTATAATATAATTGTCCCGTACCAGTATCAATTACAACTACATTGTTCAAATTTTGTTGTGTTGTAGATGGAACAAATAAACTACTAGTAACTGTTAAATTTCCATCAACGGTTTGACTACCCGAAATAATAACAGACCCGGTAACTTGTACATTGCCATTGAATCTATGACCGTTAGTACCAGCAATATAAGAAATTCCCGCATTCGTTGTAGTTTCTTCAATTGTATTAGATGAAACTTTATATGTAGGATTAATTGTTACATTTCCAGAAATGTTTTGTTGTCCATTAAATGTATTAGATCCAGTTGTTGCAACTGATCCGCTAAATATTTCTAATGCTGTCGATCTACTAGCAAATGATGCTGAATCGGTTTGATATGATGCAGTGAATGATGTAAATTGAGTTTCGCTAGCATATGATAGATCTAAACTAGAACTAAAAGATTCTAATGCAGTGATTCTCGTAGAATTAGATGCAGAAACATTTAAGAAGCTACTACTTAAAATAGCAACACTAGAACTATTAATTATTATGTTTGCTGCAAATGATGCAGAATTAGTTACAAGATTTGCAATACCGGAACTAAATGATGCCGATGTTGATAAATAACTAGATGATAATGTTGCAATGCTAGAACTATTAATAATAACTCTAGATGCAAATGAAGCCGAATCAACTAAATAATTGTTTTGATTAGTTACAATGCTTGAACTAAATGATGCAGAGTCTAATAGATATGATGTTTGATTTGCTGCAATACTTGCACTATTTGTAGTGATTCTAGATGCAAATGATGCTGAATTATTTAAAAAGCTTCCACTTAATAAAGCAATACTAGAACTATTTGCAGTAATTCTTGTATCGAATGATGCTGAATCTACATAATACGTAAATGGACTACCAGTAATTTCATAATTAGTTCCATTTGTATTTATAATGATATTTGGCCCTGCAACTAAACTTACATATGAAGCAGTAATTGCACGATTTGACCAACTCGAAGTCCCTTGTAGTGATGCTGTTACACCTTGAGTAACAATCATTGATCCGGTAATTTTCATTGACCCGGTTAATTGTACTGATTCAGTGACTGCACCGGTAAATATATCATAAAGATCTGATACAAAACTTGCTGATATCAAACCTCCGGCAACAATTTGAGCACGATTATTAGACAATTTGCCCATGATAGATGATCCTTTTTTGTATAAATATGGAATTAGTAATTAATTACCCGTCCTTTTATATCTTTATCAGGAAACTTAACTTCAAAGATACTAGGATCTAACGAAGGATAAATAACTCCATTTTTTGTAGCTGAAGCTAAATCATATACATTACCTGAATAATTCAACGCAGTATCATATAAATTATTAAATGTTACATTTACTACAGATTGTACTCCTTTGACATTTCCTAGTAAATTTGTAACATCTGATTTCATAACTGGTTGATTGATTTGCCATCGATCAATATTGAAATGATTTTTAACTGCATCGATGCATTTTAATAAAACTTCATTGCTATTATAATTAGATAATACTGTTATTTCAAATTGTACGCCGATATTAATTATAAATGCGTCTTTAATGTTTATTGCATCAGTTAATATACGATAATGATTTAAATAATTTTTTAAATTTTCTTTAACTGCTTGATTAAGTGCAGTAAGTTGTTTGTTTTGATTGAATCCTAAAATATACAAATTCATTGCTAATGGATTTGCAATTCTAGTTTGTTCAAATTCTTGTTGTGAAATTTGATCGTCAGGAACGATATATGCTTTTGCAACACTGCCAAATTTTGCTGGCATTGAATAAGCACGAATAATATAATCATCTCGAGTTACTAAACGATTCTGTGTAGCAAAATTTCCTAATGCATTATTTTTAATATCTTCTAATGTATCTGCAGTTTTTGCACCAGTTGCTGGATTAACATTTGTAACCGCTACTGTAGATTTAATAAATGTAGTTGTTCCTACATTAGTACTGGAATTGATATCATCTGTAAATTGTATAGATACTATATTAGTTAATACGCCTGCAGGTACATTATCAGCAATACCATTACCAACCGTATACGTAACAGTTAGCGTAGTATTCGATGGAGCTTGACCATATGTTTTAGTATATAGAAAATTTGACGGATCAATATTTACATCTACATTTCGGCGCAAAGCTGCCAACCCATTTCCTACGTTAGTTGGATTTGGAATAATTTCTTGATCATTATTATCAGAAATTCCAGAACCAAATTGCATTTCTAAACGATTATCGCTACGTAAACGTGTAACAAATCGTTTTGCAGTTTTACGCAATTTTAATAAACTAGGAGAACCTGATCGATATTGTGATAAATCTGGATCATTTTCTGCCAAATTTGGAACTTCTTCAAAAATAGTATCTTGTGCTAAGTATGGAACTTCATACCAATTATCGCCATCAGATTCTTTTACAGAAATAATTTCAATTATATTTGATTCTGGTAAAACCACTTTATCATATGCAACTGGATTAGTAAATGTAAATGATGTAGTTTTTACATCGCCAGACACTGCCATTACTTGTTTTTTCAACAAATAATAAGTTGGCAATTTAGTAGTTGGATCAGATTCATATATTG